ACCTCTCACCAATCCCTACACGGGTGACGACGGAGGCAAGTTCAAGGGCAACCCCGAGGGTCATGGCCACTGGGTGCCCGAGGGTGGTCCTCATCCTTCGCATCAAGCCCGTCGTCGGCAGGCAGCTCCTGACTATCTCCATAAGGCCGACGATGCGCTGACTCAGCTCCTCAACCAGAAGGCCGAGGAGTTCCAGAACACCATTGCTCCACTGCAGCAGGCTCTGGTCACCGTGCAGCAGGCCGTGCAACTCACCCAGCAGGCCAATCCCTTGAACGTGTTGCCCCCACCGGGGACGGTCAATGTCATGCCTGGTCAGGCTGCTCCTGGTCAGGTCGGCCAGCCCGATCCTTCCGGTGGACAGGACCCTGCAGCTGCAGCAGCTGCAGCCTTGGCTCCTGCACAAGCCGCAGGACAGCTTCCTGGTGGAGACCCCAGCGCAGGCGCACCTCCTCCTGATGGAGGCCAAGGCGCACCACCTCCCGCAGCAGTAGATCAGGGAGGTCTACCACCTGACCCATCCCAGCAGATGCAAGCGCGAAGGCGTGGTGGTCAGGGAAAAGGATAACGGGTACCCTCTCCAGTCATGGAGAGGTGGTGCCCGATCCCAGGTCACGAAAGGTATCTAGCCTCAACTCTCGGTTTAATACGTGGGCCGAGCGGCGTGGTCTTGAAACCGTGGATCACGGGTCGGAAAGCTGGGAAGCTCGGGTATCAAACCGTAGAGGTGGACGGATTGACCCTGCGGGTTCACCAGCTGATGGCTTTGACGTATCTCGGGCCACCAATGGGCCGAGAGGTGCGTCATCGCAACGGTCATTCTCTGACCAACCGTCTGGACAATCTGGAGTACGGAACTCGGGCACAGAACGCTCAGGACATGGTTCGGCACGGCACACAGTGGCAACAGAGCAAAACTCATTGTCCACGTCTTCATCTGTTGACCGGGGTCAATCTCGATCCAGTCGAGTCGAGAAAGGGTCACCGGGGTTGCCTGGCGTGTCGCCAGGCACGCAGGTACACAAAAAGACATCCCGAACTCAATCTTCAGGAAGAAGCAGATCGTCGGTATCGACTGATCATGGGTTGACCCGCCAGGCCAACTCGGTCTTCGACCTTTGGAACAAGTGGCAGGGGAACAACACCGGAGTCGGTGGTGACGCTGACTACGAGAACTTCGCCAACCAGTTCGGGGTGGGTAGTCAAGCCCTGAACAAGCTCAAGACCCATCACCAGCAGGCCTTGGTGGCTGGTCGGCATTCCAAGCCTCCGACGCACATGGTGCCGATGGACGACGTGGAGTTCCAGTCCTACCCCGACCACATGGACAACCGCTTCGACGGTGGTACCCATGAGACCTATGCCGAGGACACCGGCAAGGTCGCTGCCGAGACCAAGACGCCCAACATCGCCGAAGAAGGCGTCAAGGCGCAGTGGCGCATGATGGACGCCCAGATGTCCCAAGCTGGGTACAAGTTCGACAAGGGCACTCAGCATTGGATGAAGGCTGGTCAGAAGCCGATCAAGAACCCGTGGCCGCATTCTGCTGGTAAGCACGATTACCGCCACGGTGACGACGACCAGATCTTCTACCCCCAGCGGGGGCATGAAGGTTGGGGTCATGAATCGGGTCCCTCTGGGCCTCCCTACGTGCGCGATCAACCCACTGAGTCTCCGCATCGCCATGAGGCCTCTCGCAAGCAGGCGTGGATGGGCTGGGGACCCTCTCAGTTCCCCAAGACCCGCAAGGTCGCTGGTTGGGACTGGGTAGAGAACCAGAACGGCTATGCCGCCAAGTCTCCTCGTCGCTTCGAGTGCAGTTGTGGTACTGATTTCCCGACTCCGACTGGGTTCCATCGCTGTGCCTGTGGCAAGAGTTGGAACTCCTACGTCATTGGCACGGGTGGAACCAACCGAGAAGCCTCTACGGACAGCTTCTGGGTTCGGGAGATCCCTACTCGTCCCGATGTGATCGTGGCTGCCAATCAGCGCATGGAGGCTGGTGGTCAGGCTCCTGGGTGGAGCATGACCCAACCACCCGGTGACATCTTGAACACTTGGCGAGACTCACCGACTCCTGGGAATTTTGACGATACCCAGCGGAAGCATCGGGAGTTGTACGAGCAGCAGGGGAAGCATCCCTATGACAGCGCTCCGGTGGATGCGATTCATACCTTGATGGACCCCCGCACGGGACAGCTGCACAACTTGGTCGATCCAGGCGAGTTGGGGGAAGGCAAGGACCCAGGTCACCCCAAGCCGAAGAAGACCACCAAGGACTGGCATCACCGTGACAAGAATCAGAGGTGGACTGGTAAGTGACTGAGCTGTGCAAGTCCTGTCAGGAACTCAAGCCGATCGTCCAGACCGACCGATTCGGGCGGGGGTATTGCCAGGCCTGCATGGACGAAGACGATCAGCCCCGCCCAGGGCCATGTTGTTCGATGGCGTCGGGGTAGTGGACGAGATCTCCACTGACTTGGCTCACTTCGGTACTCCCGTCTTCCCGTCCTTCCACGTGCTGATTGACCAGCCTGCTTACCCCGAAGCCCCGGCAAGTCTTTGGTACACCGAGGTGTGTTTGAAGAAGGTGGGCGTCTGATGCCTGCCGGTCCCATCACCCCAGCAGGGGGCAATTGGAACAACGAGGTGAACCGCCTGAAGCAGGCGGGGTTCACCATGCCCAACTCCCCGGTGCAGGCTCGCCTGGAGGCTCGTCGGGTTGCTGACTCGGTTAGTCGTGGCTCCTTGACCGACATGGCCAACCGCAAGATGACTGCGGACATGAACCGTCGCCGGATGAACGGTGCCAGGGGTGCGACCACGGGCATGACCCGCACGGCCTCTGATCTTCAGCTAGCTCTTCCCAAGCAGCGGCAGCCCCTTGGATCGCTTATCGACAAGGGCATCCCGTTCAACATCAATGACCCGAAGGAATTGATCGAGCTACGTCGTTGGTGCCGTTTGTTCTATTCGACACACGATCTAGTTCCACTGCTGATTGATATCTATAGCAAATTCCCTGTCACAGGTCTGGAATTTCAATCCAAGGACCCGCTGATCGAGAAGTTCTATACTCAAATGTTCCTGGATGACTTGAACTACGAGGAGTTCTTGCCCGATGCTCTGCTGCGCGAGTACTTCGTGGCCGGTGAAGTCACCACCCTAGCTCACTTCAACGAGAGTCTAGGCATTTGGTCCTCTGAAGAGGTCTTGAACCCCGACATGATCACGGTCTCCAAGAGTCTGTTCGTGGACCAGGAGCGCGTACAGCTGTTGGTCAAGGACTTGGTCGAGGGCCTACGCAACGGACCCCAAGGACGCCCCGACGCAGACGAGCGCCCCTCCGAGCGTCTAGAACGTAATTTCGAGTATCAGCAACTTGTCAAGTTTTACCCAGAGATCGTCCAGGCTGCTGCTCGCGATGATGGCCTGGACATCTCCGATGCCCTGGTCTCTCGGTTGGTCAACAAGGTCAACCCGTGGGACTTGCGCGGTACGCCCTTCCTGCTTCGCAGCTTTCGCACGCTGTTGATGGAGGAGGAGCTGAACGCTGCCCAAGACGCCGTGGCCTCTCGGCTCTATGCCCCGATGATCTTGGCCACCATGGGCATCGAGAACATGGGCAACGACGAGCCTTGGATTCCCGGCCAGGCCGAGTTGGACGATCTGCGCGATGACATGCAGAACGCTTTGGCTGCCGACTTCAAGCTCCTGGTGCACAACTTCGGCGTGAAGGTCGAGAGTGTCTTTGGCAGGGAGTCGGTTCCCGACTTTGGCAACGACTACGACCGCATCGACGCCAAGCTCATGCAGGCGTGGGGCATTGGTCAGGCTCTGATCATGGGCGGTACGGGTGCTGGTGGTGCCTATGCCTCCAGTGCTCTGAATCGTGAGGTTTGCGAGCAGCTGATGATGGGTGCCCAGCGCAAGGTGACTCGTCACATGCGTAAGCGCATGGAGATCATCGCTGAGGCGCAGGAGCACTACGACTACGAACTCAAGGGTGGCTTGCGGGTGCCTCTTTATCGCGAGATCGTGATCGAGGAGGAAAACGGTGACCAGCACATCGAGCGCGTGCCCAAGTTGCTGATCCCCGAAATTCACTTCGCTACCTTGAACCTTCGTGACGAGACCCAGGAGCGTCAGTTCTACATGGAGCTGAAGCAGGCGGGCATCCCGATTAGCGACAAGTTCCTGGCGCTCAACGTCAAGCTCGATGCCGAGCAGGAGTTGGAGCGCGAGAGCCAAGAAGTCTTGGACAAGGGTATCTCCACGGCCAAGGCCTTCAAGATCATGCAGGACCGCTGCGACGAGCAGAGCTTGCCCTACCCGCCCGAGTTGGTCAATCACCTCACTGCCACATTGCAATTGCGTCAACAGCTTGCCCAGACCAAGGCTCTGGAAGATCAAGCGAAGATGGCAGAC